GGTAGTTTTGCATGGGAAAACGGTATGCCAGATACTAGAGTAGTATTCAATCCGCATAAAGATGGAAGGTTTAAAATAACCTGGGTACCACCTAAACATCTTCAAAACCAAGTGATAATAAAGAATGGTGCTAAATGGCCAGGAAATGAACAGCTTGGTGCATTTGGATGCGATAGTTACGATATATCAGGTACTGTTGATCAAAGAGGTTCAAATGGATCTCTACACGGTTTAACTAAATTTTCTATGGAAGATGTTCCACCGAATCATTTTTTCTTAGAATACATAGCAAGACCACAAACTGCTGAGATATTTTTTGAAGAAGTTTTAATGGCTTGTATTTTTTATGGTATGCCAATACTAGCTGAAAACAATAAACCTAGACTTTTATATCACTTTAAAAGAAGAGGTTATAGAGGTTTTTCAATGAATAGACCAGATAAGATTTGGAATAAATTATCTGTAACAGAAAGAGAGATAGGTGGAATACCTAACTCTAGTGAAGATATAAAACAAGCACACGCTGCTGCTATTGAAACCTATGTTGAATCTCATATTGGGTTGTCTGATACTGGTTACGGAGATATGTATTTCCAAAGAACACTAGAAGATTGGGCTAGATTTAATATAAACAATAGAACAAGTCACGATGCGTCTATTAGTTCAGGTTTAGCTTTAATGGCTTGCAATAAACATAGGTATGTACCTATAAACAGAATAGAAAGACAACCTGTTAATCTAGGTATAAAAAGATACAATAATGATGGTAGTACCTCAAAAATTATAACGTAAATGAATATATACACAAATACCAATAGTTCTTTTCCAAGCCAAGTGGTTAGCGATGTGGAAAAAGCATCGTTAGAGTATGGTATTCAAGTGGCAAGAGCCATTGAACAAGAATGGTTTGATCAAGGAAGAACTAATGCTAACAGGTATCAAACAAATTATAATAACTTTCATCAGTTAAGATTATACGCTAGAGGTGAGCAGTCTATACAAAAATATAAAGATGAGTTGGCTATTAATGGTGACTTGTCTTATCTTAATTTAGATTGGAAACCAGTACCTGTTATATCTAAGTTTGTAGATATAGTTGTTAACGGTATGACGCAGAAAGGTTATCAAGTCAAAGCAATGGCTACAGATCCTTTTGCATTAAAGCAAAGAACTAATTACGCGTTTAACGCTTTAAGAGATATTGAAAACAAAGCATACATAGATCAAATAAATGCAGAGTTTGGACAGAATTTATATGCTTCTGCTGAACCAGATAAACTACCAGATAACAAAGAAGAGTTAGATCTTTTTATGCAATTAAGCTATAAGCAAAGCATAGAGATAGCTGAAGAAGAAGTAATAAAGACTGTTTTAAATCAAAACAAGTACGACGAAACTAGAAAAAGAGTAGCTCAAGATTTAACGATATTAGGTATATCTTGTGTTAAAACAAGCTTTAATGTTTCAAATGGTATTGTAGTTGACTACGTAGATCCAGCTTATTTAGTTTATTCTTATACAGAAGATCCTAACTTTGAAGATATATATTATGTTGGTGAAGTTAAATCGATAACTATACCTGAATTAAAGAAACAATTCCCTTATATATCTGAAGAAGAGTTAAAAGATATTCAAAACATGCCTGGCAACAACCAATATATAACTGGTTGGGCAAATTATGATGAAAATACTGTGCAAGTTTTATACTTTGAATACAAGACTTATAACAATCAAGTATTTAAAATAAAACAAACTGAGAATGGGTTAGAAAAAGCTATTGAAAAAGATGATAGTTTTAATCCTCCTGAAAACGATAACTTTGAAAGAGTATCAAGAACAATAGAAGTTTTATATTCTGGAGCCAAAGTATTAGGTAATAATACTATGTTAGAGTGGAAATTAGCTGAGAATATGACAAGGCCCTATGCTGATACCACTAAAGTAGTTATGAATTACACTATAGCTGCTCCAAGAATGTACAAAGGAAGAATTGAGTCTGTAGTTAGCAAAATAACTGGTTTTGCTGATATGATTCAATTAACTCACTTAAAGCTACAACAAGTAATGTCAAGGATAGTACCAGATGGTGTTTTCTTAGATATGGATGGTTTAGCGGAAGTTGACTTAGGTAACGGAACAAACTACAACCCAGCGGAAGCATTAAATATGTATTTCCAAACAGGTAGTGTAGTTGGTAGATCACTTACTCAAGACGGTGAATTAAATAGAGGTAAAGTACCAGTTCAAGAATTATCTTCATCATCTGGTCAAGGTAAAATAGCTTCACTGATAAACACTTACAACTATTATCTACAAATGATAAGGGATGTAACTGGATTAAACGAAGCAAGAGATGGTAGTAACCCAGACAAAGACGCTTTATTAGGATTGCAAAAGATGGCCGCTAATCAATCTAATGTTGCTACTAGACACATATTACAGTCTATGTTCTATTTAACCGTTAGAACATGCGAGAATGTCAGTATGAGGGTTTCAGACGTGCTTAACTTCCCTTTAACTAAAATGTCTTTGGTAAATAGTATAAATACTTTTAATACTTCTGTTTTAGAAGAGATAGAGTATTTAAATCTTCACGATTTTGGCATATTCTTAGAATTAGAACCAGAAGAAGAGGAGAAATCACAACTTGAGCAAAACATACAAATAGCTTTACAAGCTGGTATGATTGGTTTAGAAGACGCTATAGATATTAGAGATATTTCTAATTTAAAATTAGCTAATCAACTTCTTAAGTTTAGACAGAAGAAGAAACAAGAAGCTGCAGAGCAAGCGCAGTTAGCTAATATACAAGCACAAGCGCAGGCAAACTCTGAAGCAAATGAAAGAGCTGCTATGGCTGAAGTTCAAAAACAACAAGCTCTTACTCAAGAGAAAGTTAGTATAGAACAAGCTAAATCTCAGTTTGAAATACAAAGAATGCAAACAGAAGCTCAAATAAAAAGAGAGTTAATGGCTGAAGAGTTTAATTATCAAATGCAATTAGCACAAATAAAAGCTAACGCAGAAGCTGGTAAAATAGCTGAAGTTGAAGATCGTAAAGATAAAAGAACAAAAATACAAGCTACACAGCAATCTGAGTTAATAGATCAAAGACAAAATGATTTATTACCTAAAGATTTTGAATCTCAAGGGAACGACACTCTTGGTGGATTCAACCTAGAGCAGTTTGCTCCTAGGTAAATTCTATTAATTAATTATATATTATCATATCATGTCAGAAATTGTAAAACAAGAAGGGGATTTTAAATTAAAAAAGAAAAAACCCGCTATGAAAAAACTAAATGACAATAAAGATGTCATTAAAGTTGATCTAACACCTAAAAAAGAAGAGGATGCCGTTCAAGAGCAAATCACAGATGAAAGCGTGTTACGCGCAGAACAACCCGAAGTGGAATTGCAAGAAGTGGTTGAGCAAGACGAACAACCCACAGTCGTTGCCACAGAGACTATTGAACAAGAACCAGTAGTTATTCAGGAAATAACAGACGAGGAAGAAGAGGAAGTTAAAGATTTAACAGAACAAGTAGAGCAAGCTGTTCAACAAAGTCAAGAAACAGGTAAACAATTACCTGAAAACATTGAAAAATTAGTTTCTTTTATGGAGGAAACTGGTGGAACAGTTGAAGACTACGTTAGATTAAATGCTGATTACACAAATGTAGACAATACTGCATTACTTAAAGAATACTATAAAAAAACAAGACCACATTTAGATGCTGAAGAAATAGAATTCCTAATGGAAGATAACTTCAGCTATGATGAGGAACTTGATGAAGAGCGAGATGTAAGAAAAAGAAAACTCGCTTATAAAGAAGAAGTTGCAAAAGCTAAGAACTATCTTGAAGATCTTAAGGGTAAATATTACGAGGAAATCAAGTTGAGACCTGGTGTTACCCAAGAGCAAAAGAAAGCACTTGACTTTTTCAACCGATACAATGAAGAGCAAAGCATAGCTGCTGAGCAACACGAGAAATTTAAAGCTGAAACTAAAAGGCTTTTTTCTGATGATTTCAAAGGTTTTGACATCAATGTAGGAGAAAAGAAATTTAGGTATGGCATTCAAAATGTTGAAAAAGTAGCTGAGAACCAATCAAACATCAACAACCTAATTAAGAAGTTCTTAAATGATAAAGG